GCGTCTTGACTACGAATTAGTTCGTACCCTCAAATGTGCCGAGCTCCAACAGAAGGGCTTCATGATCCTACCTGGCTCACGAGTCTACAGCATGTGTAGTGATGTCATTCCTATCTCTAGTTATTTAAAAACACAGAAACCTAAAGAAGATAAAAGCGAAGAGAAAAAGGGGTGGTTCCAAAATCCATTAAAAAAAGAATGAAAGAATTTATAGCACTTGTATGTCTCAGTTATTTGATATACAAATTTCTCAAATTTATTAGAGCTTATTAAATATGGCTTTTTATGACGGGCACGCTGCAAAGTTTATAGAGCCCAACCGTCAGCCCGGAGTAGCGAGACAGTTAGCAGCTGGAGCATCAAGTGCTAATACAGCATTGACAACCAGTACTAAAAGAATCTCTATTCGAGCTGTCACAGCAGACATTAGATATGCAATAGGTACAGGTAGCCAAACGGCTAATGCCTCTAGCAGTCACTTCATCGCACAAAACGAAAGACTTGAATTAGTTGTACCGGAGGCAGCAAACATAGCTGTCATTCGTGATGCATCTACTTCCGGAACTTTAGAACTATCAGAACTATTTTAAACAATGTTATTACTCATCAAACCCATACTACTGGCTTTCCTCAAAACAGATTCAGTTAAGAATTTAGTAGTTCAGCTATTAGAGGCTTATGCAAAGAACACAGAGAATACGATTGACGATAAGGCGGTAGCACTAATCAAAAAGAATTTATGGCCACAGTAGGTAGATGAACGAAAGAACGTCAGAGGCAGCCTTTGAAGAGCTTCATACCTTATTAACTACTGAGATCATATCTCGTATTAAATCAGGTGAAGCCTCAACAGCTGACCTTAGAGCTGCAATTGACTGGCTCAAGGCAAATGATATTACAGGGGTTGCCTCTCAAGGATCACCCCTAGCAGGTCTTGCCGGTCTTATACCTGAACTTGATTTCGATGAGGTTAAGAGACACACTAAATAAATATGCCCAAGTCAAGCAAGGCCAGACTTCGAGCACAAGCAAAATACAATCGCAAGCCAGCACAAAAGAAAAGAAGAGCAGCTCTAAACCGTGAGAATCGTAGACGTGGTACCTACGGAAATAGAGATGGTCTTGATGTTTCTCATAAGAAGTCTGGACG